CTACGGGGTCTAGTCATTATACCATACCTTAATGCATCATATAAGTGGTCTTCTGCATTTGTGTCTACGTCTTCAGGGTTCTTCTTGTCTAAGGGTATTGAAGGTATCTGTGCTATAGTGTTAGTGCAGGTGGAAAAGAACACAAGGCGAGGCTCTTCAGTGAACTCATCCACCTGCAAACGGCGGTGTATCTCATTCTTACCTGCAACCCTTGAACCACGAGAGCGATCTGATGGACGCCATCTGCATCCCTTCATATTCATTTGCTCTGCTAGTGAAGGGCCAGTGTCACCTCTTTTATGCCAGAGGGAAGAGTCCAACACGCCGTACCTAATAGTTCCATCTTTATATTCTGCTTCTAGTATCATATCAGCTAAATCTGTAGCCGTAACCTTAGAACAATATAACTCTCTGTAGACAACCAACTGCTCACTTGGTGTGACAGCGAACCATAGTACTCCTGTATAGGAGCCGTAACCATAGTCGCAAGCTCTAAACTTAGGCCAGGAGTCAGGGATGTCGATAGGTTCAACAACGTGTATACTTCTGTTAAATTCAGGGAAAGCTGCTCCTTCGTTAATATCCCAGTTACCCTCTAGTAGTTGCTTGCGCTGATGCTCTGGAAGCGAGAGTAGCATTGCTTCGTAGTCACCAGTGTCTGCTAGATAAGGGTTGTCAAACAGACTAGCAGGAATAAACCTACGTTTAAATAGGGGTTGCCCTTCACGACTATGACCAACAGGAAACCTAATAGTCTCACCAGTTTCTATGTTTGTAGCCCAAAAAGGTTTACCCGAAGGCGCTGGGTCTATAAACATTTTTTTAACCCACTGGTGTCCGTTTCCCCCAGGGTTGGTTGTAGCCCTCATGTACAAGCCTAGCTCTGTTGATGCAGACCTCAAGCGGCTTCGCATGTAGTCCCACGCATATGGGCTAGGCCACTGCGTAAGCTCGTCAAAGCCTATCCAATTAAACGCTTGACCTTGGTAGCGAGTGACGTCCATATCTTTGTCGAGGTAGGACATCCATAGTCTACCCCCTCTGGGTGATACCCATTGAGACTTTCGTTCAGACCATTTGATATTGGGTATAGCCTTGGGATAAAGCTCTTGCGATTTTTGAATAAGTTCACGTAATTCTTCCGTTGTATGTCGTACAAGTAGACCACTAAAGTTAGGGTCATTTAAACCGTGGAGTGGGTCAGCTAACATGGCATACGACTTGCCGCCACCTGCTGCCCCTCCATAAAGTACTTCCCTTTCAGATGCGCTTAGGAAGTCTGTCTGTGGACCTGGGTTAGGCTTAAACACTACTTCTTGTGCAGTGTCAACATCAAACTCAGGTGCTTTTACTTCAGCAGGAATACGCTCTACAAGTATAGGCTCACTCTTCTGGGGGTATGATTCTGTATGCGCCGATACTTTCTTCTTCGAGCTTCTTGATTTCCTGTAACGTCTTTTCGAGCCTCCTGGCAAGCTTGCGTTTAATTGAAGCTGCTTTCTTACGTCTTCGCTCAATGTCTACCCTTTGCTTTAAACCCGTTGTTGAGATATAACGGCCTGTCTGTTTAGTTAACCATATAGCAACTTCTTTGTAACTATACTGTTTTATGTGCCGCTTTGCAAGTTCTAATGCTTCTAACTCATGTGCTATTGGGTCTAATAGTCCTTCATTCTCAGGGTGTACTCTGTAGCCAAATGGCACGGTGCTTGTTGATCTCGCTATTACGTGCCACTCTCTCTCCTCACCTTTGTGTGGTTTGGGTAGCTCCCAATACCCCAAAGATTCACGGTTCATTTAATTACTCGTTTTTGCCTTCCTTTGACGGCAGGATAAATACGCCACCACTACTTGACCCTACATCAATCTTATCAACTTTACCAAGTCCTGCACGATCAAGTAAATCTTTTGCTGCCGCCATCTTATCACGTATACCTAGTTCAGTAGGATCGTACAAAGCATTAGTCATAGCCATTGCAGCTTTAGGTGCTGTACGCGCAAACCATGTACGTGTTTTATCCGCTATTTCATCCTTAAGAGATTCAACAATACTTGTAGTAGATGAACCCTCACCATACCCTGCAAGTTTCTTAGCTGCGACAACATCTCCGTTGGCCTCATCAAATAAGACCTCTAAAAACTTTTGTTGCTTTTCTGTTAACTGTCTTGCCATTACCTAGTTCCTAACCACACAAATCCAAACAAAGCGCCTGAACAAAGTATAAACAATATAATACCTAAAGTCCACTCTATTATTTTTTGTTTAATTTCCATTTGCCTGTGTTCGTGTTCTCTCTTCTGCTTACGTAAGTCTGCTTCTATCTCTAGTATTTCTTGCCACTTTGATGGGCCATACATAACCGATATGTAGTCTTTTAGCTCCTGCCTCATGGAAGCAGCCTTCTGTTTGGCTGCAAAGATTTCCATAGCTTGAGCCTGTACTCCACCACCCAGTGCTTTGTACCACGGTGGCTTTTGGTTTTGGCGATCTGCAAACTCTAAGTCTGCTATTGCACCTGCCCACTTAGAAAGCTGACCGCCCATGTCCTGCAGATCTTTGCCAACGGCTATGCCTTTTTTTAAAGCGTTGAAGGCAATAGTGGCCCCGCTAAGTATAGTAAATGGGTCCACAAGCCTCTCCCTCTTGCTAGACTATTCTTCGTTTACAACTCTACGTATGTCGCCACGGTTAATCCCTATGTCTCTCAGATCTCTGTCTGACATAGCGTATAGTTGCATCATGGCAATACGCCGATTCGCTTCCTTCTGCCTTGCTTCAATTAAAGCTTTAAACACTTCAACCAACCAAGTCTTAAAATTAACGGCCCACTTTGATGATTCAGAAATTATTAGTTCCATGTCCATTCTCCTTGTTGTTAGGACACTAGCTCTGCTAGCATTATGAACATAGTTATACTAAAATACTGGGCCTTTTGAATTGCTATATTGGAATACCCGTTATGAAATTCTAACGGGATTATAATGCTCTTCTACAGATATTGTGACACCCATAGTACCGCCACCATTAAATACAGTTATCCTGTCACCTGAATGTAAGTGCAACCTATCAGATGTAATCATATTGTAAACATCATTACCTGAAATAGATTTGTTATTAACTATAGTATAGTATGCGTTATCTTCTTTATGATACCACTGAATAGAAACAGTATCTGTAGATGAACCCCCGTTACTTACATGAAGAAAGGTAATTATAGCATCATAGTTATTAGGGCAGGTGTATAAAGTTTGACTACTTGCCCCACCTGCAGTAGCTGTAACAGCAACACTTTCAGTTGCTGTGTTATAAGTTAAAGCTACCATATTATTTTTTCTTTAACGTTTTTTTAACGGTCTTAACTACCCAAGCCTCATTTACATCAGGTGTATCGGGATCATCAGCGATGAAATGTCCATTCTTGTCACGTGCTCGTACCATTTCCAGAGTTTCTTCATATTCAGATTCCTCCTTCTTGGCTTTCTTAGCACTTAGCTTTTTAGGCGCTGCTTCTACTTCTTGACAGATCCTAGTTACGTTAGGGTCTTTACACTGTACGTTACCATAGGCATCTTCTGCCGCTGATTGATTACCAAAAGAATCCCTAACACAACCAGCTTCATCTACTGTGTAACCGTGTGCTTCTAGTGCTTCTTGGTATTTATGATAAAACTTGTTTGACATTAACTGCTCTTCTTCTTTTTCAGAGGGCGCTCTGCTGGGTTAGACGCACCACAAGCTAGACCACCATGTCCGTAGCCCATACGCTTTTTAGCCATGCCGCCACCCATCATGCCCATCTTCTTCTTTTTAGCCATACCACCATAGCCGTAGCCCATCTTCTTAGCTACTTCTGGTGCTTCTTTCTTTAATGCTTTCATTCCTTCGTTCATCATTCCACCTTTGTTCATGTTGTTGTGATAACCTGTGTAGTTGCAATGAGAGCAACCCTTTCCTTTACACTTAGGACACTTAGTCTTAGCCATATTACCGATCCTCTAAGCTACTACAAAGTCTACATACTCACCCTGTCTCTGAGGGTATATCTTATTCATGTTATGAGGGTGATACGTATATGCATCCGTATATTTATACTTTTCTACTTTTTTATCTATGGCTTTAGCAGATTCCTCTACACGCCTAGTAGCCTCATTTTGTTGAGGCACCTTATCGAAAGGCATTTGAGGTAACGGCAAGTAGCCTAACAAACCTAAGTTTACATCCATACGTTTAACATTGCAACTACAAAAGAAGCCATTGCACCAAACAATACAATACCAGGAAAGTATTCATATACCCACTTAGCTGACTTCATAGTAATCTCTCTCCAGTTCTGTCTTTTTACCCAGCGCCCCATGTCCCACAACAAACTAGCTAACGTATATGCTGAACCTATTATGTTCCACATGAAAGTTACAAACGTTTAGTTATTGATGTAGGTATGTCTATAATAGTGTAGCCCTCTTTGTCTTTGTACACTTCAGGCTTAGGTTTCTTTTTCTTAATGTACTTCTTATCTACTGGCACATCCCCTAGCTTTCTAGGTAAAAGATGTTGGAAGTTTCTAGTGTTAGAACCCATTATGTTCTTGTACTTCATATTACTTCTTGCCTTTCTTTACCATGCCACCCCTAGCGGCTCTAAACTTAGCGGTCTTCTTTGCGATGCCTTTAGGTTGAGCCACATGCTGCTTACCTGCCTTCGTGCCTTGTCGTTTAGCTCTGGTTGTAGCGGCATACTCACTGCTGCTAAGAGACTTAATAGCCTTAGCAGGTAAGTAACGCTCACCAGTAGCATCACTGCCTTGCGTAGAGGGTTTACCACTCTTAGTACGCCAATCTTGTTTAGTCCATGCCTTGAGAGACTTCTGGGGAGCCTTCATGATGTGTAGCCCCCACCTTTAGCTTTATACTCTTTAGCTACCATCTGAGCTTTACGTGCTGACCACTCACCAGGCTTACCACCCTTGTCACCTGCTTTATACTTTGCAACAAGCTTCTTACGCATAGTAGGCTTAGTGTAGTTACCTGCAGCGTTTACTGTGGAACCACCCTTACTGTAACCACTGGCATAGATAGCTCTACCTTGCTTTTCAGCAGCAGCCTTGGTCTTGTAGACTTTACCAGTCTTACCCCAGCGATAACCACCTTTTACTTTTTGTACAGGCATTACGTACTAACTCCCGCTTTAACTTTGTGGCAGCTAGGTATAGCAATCATGCCTTGCTTCGTTAGCGCCTCACCAAAAGCTATAACATCATCTATACAAGCTTGCTCTGTAGCAAAAGGCTGACTCTTTATCATAACCTTACAAGAGAATACTGTAGGGTCAGAACAAGCTAACATGATTGCAAGCCACATCACCACTTCACTTTATCTGCCCAGTATGCTGCTGACATCTTTCCTTTAGATATATTCTTAGCATGGCGAGCCTTAAAAGACTTGCGCCTAGCTTTTTGTTTAGCTGTAGAGGGAGACTTTCCTGCCCCACTAACACCTTGCTGACCAAAGCGGATAATCTTTTCTTTGCCATTCTTGCAAGCCTTTACTACGTGTGACTTAGTTTTATGCTTAGGAGTACGCTTAGGTTTGTTACAAGCCATACTCTTCTTGGATACAGGTTTAGCCATACTCTCGTTCTCGCTCTGGGTCTAACACTTCATCCCTACTGAGATGTCCCTCTAAGTACATAGCTCTCTCTACGTGATCTAACGTGTACCACTCACCAGTACGGGAGTATATAGCTTCTCTAACGTAGAACACATCGCTCTTAGGTATGTGTACCTTACGCATAGCAGTAGGGTCATTGTTAGCAAGAGCATCATAGAAGTCTGTTAAAACATCTTCACTTGCATATAGTTGTACAGGTTTGTTAGGCATTGTCAAGAAAAAAGATACATGTAAATACGTAAAAAAAGTACGTACTGCAAGTAGCTACAGGCTACACTGTAAAAGTTACAGAGAGGAGGGAGAGGAGACACACCGTTACAACATAACTGTATCTACTCACAGTACGTAGTCACATAGTATTATTACTTATTGTGTTTTTGTGACTATGTGTAGTATAACATTAATGTTAAAACTATGTCAAGTACAAATATTAATATTATTACTAATATAAGTAAATTATTATTATAGTTACTATAGTATGTTTTAACTATTATAGTTTTTACTATTATTATAGTTACTATAGTATGTTTTAACTATTATGTGTAACTACTCTTAAGTGTTATTACTTAATAAAGTTTAAACTATTATGTTATACTTACCCCCTTTCCCCCATAGTTATACAAATTGTCAAGCCTCTGTCAAGCCGCTTTTCTGCGTGTTACATAAAAAAGTGATGTAATTGTAACAAACTGAAACATAATGTTACTAATATCTGTTACTGGTTGGAAAAACCCCGTGTGTGTAACTGTACATATACGTATAACGTACACCCCCGCCCTGGCCCCTGCCCTCCCCTATCGCGTTCTGCTAAGCTGCTGAAAACATTAAGCTTTCTACCTCTAGTTGTATCCCGGATTTAAATACAATTTTATTCTAGGTAATAGATATGCTGTTATGTTATTGATTTTATTATGTTTTACTAGTGATATGGCTTCATTGGTTTTGCATATATGTAAAAATACCCTACCCCCATTTTGGCTTGTGATCACAAACAAAAGAGACGTGCATGAAACACATTTATGTGATCACAAAATAGCAATACTCTTTTTGTCTGTTCATTATTTGTGATCACAAAATAGCAATCCTATCGTCCTATCCTTTTGGGTATAACCTATTATTACCTTAGCCTGGGTAGCTTTACTTCAGCCTGGCTGACAAGCAAACAAGAATAGCTGCGCTGGTTCATTGGTATAATTTAAGCTTTGCTAGTATTGACAATTTGAAAACAATCTTTCCTTTATTTCATAAGACGCAACACCAAAACAAAGGAAAACACAATGCAAAAGCTTACACTCAAAACCGCAATAGAACAGAGCGGCAAAGTCTCTTTAGGTAATACCAAAATGCCAAGCACCACATTTGCTATAAGTGCCAAAGCTTGCAAGGTAGGCGCAAAGCTTGCCAAAGTAAAAGGTAGTACGTGTTCACGTTGTTACGCTTTAAAGCTTCAAAACTTGCGCCCAAGTGTTGATCAAGGTTGGACTAATAACCTACTAAAAGCAGAAAAGCTTATAGCAGAAAACCCAAAGCTTTGGGCTAAGCAAATGGCATTTCAAAT